CCGACAGGACGCCGATGACGCCAACCCAGGTGCTGCGTTCCTTCGCGCGGTCAACGATGTAGTCCATGTGCTTTGCCCCTCCTTTGGGCATAAGAAAAGCCGCCGGGCGGGATGCCGGGCGGCGGGTGACCGTAAATTTGCGGTGACGGCTCAGGCGGTCAGGGACAGGGCGAGGCAGGCGGCCAGCCGGCGGGACCAGCCCAAGCCGTAGGCGTCGAAGCGAGGCAGGCGCCCGTAATGGGCCATGCGCTGCGCGGCGTATTCGGTCAGCAGGTCGAGCGGGCGGCGGCGTTGCACAGCGGCAAGCGTCTTCGGGCCGATCTTCCCATCCGCCTCCACGCCCGCGGCGATCTGGAGGAACTTCGCCGCGGCGCCCTTGCCCTGGTTGACGCAGCAGTCGAAGTGCATGACGGCGACGGCCGGCGGCAGGTTTCCGCATCCGCCGGCCAGCCAGTAATCATTGCGGTAGATGGCGGAGGCCTGCTCCTGCGTCAGGTTGCGGATGTCCAGGTCCGGGTATGCCCGCTTGGAGATCCCGAACCGCGTTAAGCCGCCGGGGTCCTTCGGGTCGTCAGTGATGGTCGCCCCGCCTTCGCGCTCCAGCACGAAGGCTAAGGCCACGTCGAAAGCAGCCATGGGTTCCTCGCATGAAAAAGGCCGCCCGGAGGCGGCCTGTTGGAGTGTTGTCGCGGGTCAGGCGGGCCAGCCGGACGAGATGTCCACCGCCACCGGGTCGTCCGCCGCGGCGATCCGCGCCGCCAGCTCCGCCTCCCGGTCAAAGCACGCCTGGACATGCGCCCGCACCGCGCCGCTGATCGTGATGATCTGCGATCCAGAGAGGGGCACAAAGCCGTCCGACGTCTTCCAGCGCAGGGACGTGGCTGGGTTCATCAGCGCCTCCAGCCGAGCCCCCAGCAGCAGCGTCTTGCTGCGGTCGTCGGTCGCCACCGCAACCCCGTTCACGATGATGCCGCCGGTCTCAACCTCATACCGCTTAGCAGCTAGCGCCGTCAGGGCCGCCGCCTTGGGGTCGGCCGGGGGCTCCGGAGGGGCGGGCGGCGCGGGCTCCGGCTCGATCTCCACAGCGTCCATGCCGCCGGCCCGCGCAATGGCGTCGATCAGCGGATCTTCGGTCGGCGCCGGCACATCGACCGTCAGCTTGTGGGCCTCCAGGGCGGCCACGAATGCCACCACGCGCGCGGTCAGGGCATCCAGGCCGCCATAGGCCGCGATGATGTCTCGGGTCAGCATTGGTTTAGGCTCCCGCGTAGATGATGTGGTTCAGAACTAGGCTCGGCTGCATGTTCTGGCTTCCGCCGGCGCCCTGGTCGGCGGTGCTCAAGCCGTTGTTGACCCACCACTGGCCGCCGGTCTGGATGTTCGTCTGCGTGTTGCCGCCGGTGACGAAGATGCCGCTGTAGGCGTGTGCGTGGATTTGCATCCGCTGGTCACCGCCGCCCGCGCCGAGCGTCGCCCCGGCGATGCCGCTGATCGCCGCCGTGACGCGGGAGGCCGCCGCGCCGCCCATGTCGTCCTTGCCGATGATCGTCCGGCCGCGCAGGTCCGGCAGGGTGAAGGTCGTGGAGCCGTCGCCCGCACCGAAGGTCGTTCCGATCACGGCGAACAGGGCGGCGTAAGCCGTGCGGCTCACGTTCTGCCCGTAGCACAGCAGCCAGCCGGCCGGGGCGGACGCGCCGGCGAACGCCTCCACAACGCCGACCGGAACCACCGGCGCCTTGGCCGCGGCGTTGGCGAGGTCGGCGCGCGCCTGCGGGATGCCGCCGGGCGTCACGCCATCGTGCAGGCGCAGGGCCTTATTGGTGGTGTCGACGGTGACTTCCTTCAGGGCTCCCGTGAACGCGTTGTGTTCCGTGGCTGTGCCGCCGCGGAACTGGAGTTGATCGCCAGCCATTACGTGATGCTCCCAAGGTCAATGGTTGCGCCCGTGCCGTGGGCGAGGTCGATGCGGACGCTGGGCATCCGCTCGTCGAAAAAGGCTCCCGGCTCCGCGAGATCGCCCAGGTTCTTTCCGGCGAGGCTGTACGCCGCCGCCGTTGTGGTGGCCGGCCCCTTCAGAAAGCCGGCAATCGCCGACGCGGCATTGACCGCCGTCGTTGCGCTGGTCCGTGCCTCCGCCGCCGCCGGAACGGCGAGGTCCCGCGCGGCCTCCGCAATGGCTGCCGCCGGCACCGCCTGGTTCCGCGCGATGGATGCCTCCGCCGCGGCGGCGAGCAGTTGCGCCGACACCTGGTCAATGGCCTGCTGGCTCGTCGTGACCGCAAACGCGCCGGCCGCGTCGAAGCCAAGCAGCCGCCCGGCGCGCTCTGACGGCGGCGGCAGGGTCAGGCCGTTGGTGTCGGAGACGGACAGCTTGACGGTGCGGTCTAGCTCCTCCTGCTGCTGCTGGTCGGCCATGGTCAGCAGGTCGAAGCGGTCTTCAACCGTCTCTGCGTAGAAGCCGCCCTGGTTGGTCAGGTCCGTCTCCTGCGTCAGGGGGACGACACGTAGGATCGTGATCTTGGCCCCGACGGGGAGCGGCGCCCCAGCCAGGGGATAGGTGACGGAGCCGCCGAGGTCGGTAAGTCCCACCGAGTAACCGGAGGACAGAGGGGTGTCCACGCCCGAGATGTCGGTGACGATCACCTGAAGGTGGCTCTCTTCGATCACCCGGAAATTGAACGGCCATACGGTCGTCACCCCGTTGCCGTTGGCCGTGACCTTTGATGCTGGAGATGCAACGGTCATCAACATGCTCCCAAAAGAAAGGGCGCCCCGTGATGGAGCCCCTGTCAGTTCAGACTGGTTGGTCCGGTCAGTGCGGCTTCGGCTGCCGGCCGGTGAGGATCCCGCTCAGCACGTCACCAAGCCCCTCCGGCGCAGCGTCACCGGAGGCCACGTCGGCAGCATAGCCCAGCGGCTTTCCGAGTTGTCCGAGCGGCAGGCCGGACAGGACGCCCAGAGCGGTCAGGCTGTCCCGCACCGCCTTGCCCGCGCTGCCGTCTTCGGCCAACGCCTTCCACACGCTGACCGGCGCCCGCACCGTCGTCTCCAGGGTGGAGGCCACGGGCGAGGTGGAGAGCCGGTCGTCGTAGGGAAGGCTGTTCCAGGCGTTCACCGCGGCGATGGTGACCGGCCCGGCAATCGGGACCATGCCGGCCACGTACCGGGCCTGAGCCCCGAAGAACAGCGAGGCCAGATCATCGCCCAGCCCGTCGTCTTCGTCGTCGCCAAGATCGCCCTTGGCGCCGCGCACGATGGCCTCCGCCAGAACCGCGGGGATCATCATGCCGAAGACGTAGAGGTAGGCCAGCCGGCCCATGCCGCCGCGCCATCCCGCTTCCTGCAGGATGACCGCCGCATCTCCGCCCACGAGGTTCGCCTGTGCGTTGAAGTAGCTGTAGAACATGCTGAACATGCGCATGAAGGCCGGTCCGGTTTCGAACCGGGACACGTCCTCCGGAGCGAAGGAACCTTGCGTCTGCCTCACCACGGCGTCCGCCTCAAACACGGCGTCCGCGTCAGACTTGCCTTGTTCCGTCGCCTGTTCGTAGGCCGCCAGCCACACCACGCGGTCGGTGAAGTTCTGGAAGCCGGCCTGGAGGAAGTAGCCGTGCTTCTCACCGAAGCGCCGGACCTTATCCAGGCTGGTCACATCCGTCAGGATGTCTTCGGCCCGCTGCATAAGGTCGAGCGATCCGGCCGACATGCGGTTGCGCATGAAGGACGACTTCCGCTCGATCTCCTCGCTGGCCCCTCCCTTCGCCACCGCCACCAGAGCCCGGCCCAGCCGGCCGGGGCTGACCCGCACCGCCGCGGAGGAGAAGCCGGTGATCTGCTGCGCCGCGTTCAGCACGTTCCCGACCATGGCTTGCAGGCCGGCCCGCTTGCGCAGCGTCCGCCAGAACTTGTCAGCCAGCCGTCCGGCCGCGCCAACGGCGGGAGTCTCCACCGTCTGCCGGGCCGTCCGCTGGAGCCAGGGGGCGAGCATGTCGGACACCACCGTCGGATCCACGCCGTGCATGACGCCGCGGAACTCCCGGTTGATGGCGAACCGACCGCCCTGCTGGATCACCGGCTGAAGGTGGCTGAACTTCAGCACCGCGTCGATGTGCGACGGGATCAGCATCAGGTTCAGTTCCAGCGGCTTGGTGTAGTTCTCCACGCGGCTCTTGGTGAAACCGCGCCCGGTGCTCGGGAACATGCTGGCGTTCTGCTGCGACTTCAGCGCGTCCGCATCGGCCCGCGCGTTGCCCTCGTCCACCTGCATGCGATCCACAATGGCCGGCATGTAGCCGCCCTTGTACTCCCCGAAGGGGGTCTGCACCGGCCGCGCCGTGATCTCAGCGAAGCGGTAGCCATACAGTTTCTTGTGCGCCTTCTGGGCCTCTCCTTTCATGTCCTCGTTCAGATCCCAGAGCGCCTGCACCATGTCGAAGTCCGCTTTGGTCAGGACGCCCTCTCCGGCCAGCCGGCCGATCAGGGCGTTCCAGCCAGCGGGGGACCACTTCCGACCCTCCAGCAGTTTCGCCATGTTGCTTTCGTTGCCGGTGTGCGCGATGGCGTGCAGCAACTCGCCCTTGTTGGCGAAGGTGTAGCCGAGTTCCGGGGCCGCGACCTTGGCGCCCAGAAGCTCCGCCTTGCGCGGCTCGATGATGGTGAGAAGCTGTTCCAGCCGGGCGCGCTTGGCGTCCCGGTAGGCGTTCGCCGCGTCCATCACCGGGCGCACCAGATAGCGCGTGAACGGCCCGTCGGACTTGCCGCCGTCCATCCACCGCGCCCAGGTCTCGACACGCATCAACGCCGCGCGCCAGCCCAGCAGGCCCACCTTCAGCTTGTCGGCTTCGGTGACGGCCGACGTCTCGCCGGGCCGGGCGCCGGTGTCCCGGTCGCCGACCTGCGCCGCCATCTCCTGCACCGCGGTGGCCAACTCGACCTTGCGGCCATCCACTTCGATGGTCTTGGTGGAGATGCCGACCTGGAGGAGGTTGGCCACCGCGTCGTTGAGCGAGCGGAAGTCATTCAGCAGCATGTCCCGGTGCGGCAGAGGCAACGGGGCAAGCGCCGCCTCCATGGCCAGCGACAGCCGGCCCGCCGCGTCCGGATCCTCACGGCGCAGCCGCTCCGCCCAGCCGGGCAGATCGAACCGCGAGAAGTCCAGCCCGTGGCGGGTCAGCAGAGCGCGAGCGGCGTACACATAGTCGATGTCCGTGCCCTTGCTCAGCTTCTCGTCCGACTTCCGGAGGCGGCGGAACCGCTCCAGGATGCCGTCCACCTCGTCGGCCGCCCGCTTGGACTCCAGGGCCATGTAGTGGGCGAGCAACTGCTGCTCCTTGGCCTTGGCTGCCGCTTGGTAGTCGCGCGCCGCAATGGCCTGCTCCACCCGCTTGGCGGCCCGCACCTCCGCCGCCATGTAGCGGCCGAAGGCCGTAGCCTCTTTCACCGGCTTGTCGGAGATCAGCCGCTTGGCCGCCGCGTGAATAGCCTCGACGTCCACCGCCGTGGCTTCCCGCGTCTGCCGGACCGCCGCCGCCTGCGCCCGCCGCTGACCGACGGCGGCCTGCCCGCGAGCATCCGCCATCGCTTCGCCCATCAGCGCGACGTCGCGCGTCTCCGGGGAGGCGTTGGCTTCGGTCTGGATGGCCGTCCGTTCGGCCGCGGTGTCCGCTTCCGCCCGGTAGGCTTCCGCGTCCTTGCCGCCTTCCATCTGCACGGAACGCTCCGCCGCCCGGCGCAGGGCCGCGTCACCGCCTAGCCGCCGCAGCGCCCGCAACTCCGTGGCCAGAACCTTGCCCCGCATCTCGTTGCGGAGCAGGGCCAGGGCCTCTTCGTGCAAGCGCCCGTCGTTCAACAGGTCGCCGTGCAGGTCGGCCATCTGCCGGTCCGTCTCGGCATCGACCACGGCGCGGAGCGGCTGGGCGTTCAGGATCGCCTTGACCATCTCGTCGCCGGAGCCGAAGCCGAACAGCTCCGCCGCCACGTCCGGGTGAACGCCGCCCTCGCGGGCGTAGACGTAGCCCTTGCCGCGGGGCAGAAGCTTCAGCACCTCCTCGCCGTACTGCTCGACCAGAGCCGCCCGGCTCAGCTTCACCTTGCCAGGGAACGGCGTGCCGTCCGGATACTCGCCGCGCTGCAACGCGATCATGGCGGCATAGACCGGGCGGGCGGACACCTCCTCCGCCACCTGCGTGCGCAGGCTTGCCCGCTCCTCCTTCCACCATGTCTCGCGCTGCCGGCGCAGGTCGTCCAGGGCCTTGGCCAGCAGCTTGTTGCCGGCCTCGATCCGGGCGCCTTCCGCCGCCTTGGCGTAGGCGGAGAACTCGGCCTCCGTCATGCCGGCCGCCGCCGCGCTGTCGAACAGCGGGGCGTAGCGGGCCTGCCGGGTCACCGCGGCGATCTCGTCATCCACCGCCAGCATGCGGTCGAACACCCCACGGATCTCCGGGGAGACGTTCACGCGCAGGCTCTTGACCGACCGGTAGAGCGTGACCAGCCACGCGCGGAAGCGGTCGAAGATGCCTTGCAGGTCGGCGGACGGGGCCTTGCCTTCCATCAGGTAGGCTTCAAACCCGCGCGCCCACTGCTCGTGCTGCTCCACGCCGATGGCCGCGCCGTCCTCGACGCCCATCCATTTCAGCGCCGCCGCCCAATCGTCGCGGATTTGCTGTGGCGCGTCCGCCTGCTCCGCCAGATCGCGCATCACCTCTAAAAAGAGGTGCCCGGTCTCGTGTAGCACGGTGGACAGGTCCGCCCGCTCGAACAGGGTGACGATGGTCTGCCCGTCGCCGAACTGGATGCGGCCCCGCTTGCCACGCTTGCCCTGGTCGTACACCGCGCCCTGCGCCGCTTCGGCGATGCGCCCGGTGTTCAGAGCCCGCTTGATGTCGTCGTTGGCCGCGGTCTTGACGTCCACGCCCAACTCGTTCAGCACACGGTCCAGTTCGGCCACGGCCTGTTCCTGGTCCACGCCACGCTCGTCCACCTGCGGTTCGGCATAACGCGGACGTCCGCGCAACTCCTCCTGCATGGCGTCCAGCAGGGCGTTGACGTCCGGCCGCTCGGTCGTGCCCACCGGTCCGAAGTAGCCCGCCTCCCACGCTTTCTCGGCCATGGCGTCCAGGGGGATGCCGTCCTCGCGGATCAGCTTTTTCCGGAACGCCTTGCCCTTGTGCCACGTGTCGGCGTCCTGCGAGCGCAGGTCACCGCCCTCATCGATCACGCCGCCGTTGTTGGCCACGAACTCCAGAAGCGACGGGCCGAACAACTCCGCCTCGCCCTTGCCGCGCTTGGCGCGCAGCCGCTCAATCAGCAGGTCCAGTTCGCCGACGTCGCGCCCCTGAAGGGCGGCCGGCAGTTCCCGGCGCACCTGAAGCCCATAGCGCTCGTACAGGCCGAAGGCGTCGCCGCCGGCCCGCTGCGCCATGGTGCCGAAGAAGGCCCGGTAGACGGCGGCCTCGCGCGCCGCCACGTCCGGCGCCCGGCCGGCCGCGATCAACTGCGCCGACACGTCGTCATAGACGCGCTGCGCCGACGCCGCGCCGGTCTGTTCCGCCTCCAGAGAGGCCGCCGTCTCGGCCGTGGCCTTGTCCAGGGCGCCCGGCAAGGACGCTTCGAACTCGGCCGCCTCGCGCGGGGTGAAGCCGTCCTGCCCGATGCGGATGTCTTCCCGCATCCCCGCATGGTGCTCCGGCGCCAGCTTGGACAGGTAGTCCGCAGCCGGGATCACGACATCACCGCCGACGGCCAGAGCCTCCGACACCTGCGCCATCAGGTCCGGCATCTGCGCTTCCAGCGCGCGCGGGTCGATGCCCGCCGTCTGGAAGTAGGCCACCAGCCGGTCCGCCGGGATGAACACGTTCTCCACCGGCGTGCCTTCGGTCTGCGCCTTCAGCAGGCCGGCGAAGGCCTCCGGATCGCGCTGGGCCAGCTTGGAGCCGTCCGTGGACGCCACCAGAGCGTCAAGCTTGGCTTGGTCCTGCCCGGCCTGCTGCGCCTTGCGGGCGCCGTCCGCCTCCTCCTGCACGCGGCCATGAGCCGTCCCATGCAACGCCGCCGACGCCACCTCGCCGGGGGCGCCGAAGAACTCGCCCAGGAACTCGGCCGCGATCTGTCCGGGCTGCAACTCTTCGCCGGTCCCGAGCTGCGCCGCCGCCTCACCGGCCGCGCCAATGGCACCCTGCGCCACCGCCTGCGCGCCCAACTCCGCCGCCCCGAGCGCCGCGCGCCGCGGCAGGCCAGTCACGGTGTCGCCGACGGTCCGCCCGGCGTGCTTCACCCCGAACTTGGTCCCCTCGCTCGCAGCCTTGCCCAGCAGCGTCCTTCCGGCCAAGCCGCCCGACGCCGCGTCGAAGGCGCCGACGATGGACGCGCGGGCCGCCGCCTTGATGCGCACGCGGTCCAGCACCGCCGGGTCCCGCAGCTTGTCCAGCGTCTCCGGCTTGTTGAGATCCACGCCCTCCGCCGACAGACCGGACACGAGGCTGTTCAGGTACTCCGTCCCGAGCGAGCCAAGCCCCATGCCGGCCACCGGGCCGACCGCCACGGACAGCGCCATGCCCGGCGCCGCCTGCGGCAGGCTTTCGGCCCCGAGTTGCGCGATGACGCCGATGGGGTCAGTCGCGAAGGCTCCAAAGGCGCCCGCCCAGTCACCACCGTCCGCCTTCGACACGAAAGCATCCGCCGCCGGGTTGCGCGGGATCGCACCAACCGTGCGGGTCCGCTCCGCCGCCTCGGTCAGGTTGTCGGAGAAGGCGGCCTGATACTGGTCGCGGAGCGATTGCCGCTCCTCCGCCGACGAGCCGAAATACTGGTCCGTCAGGTCATCCAGTCCCGTCCGCGGGCGGGTCCGCTCGTAGCCTTCGCCGTAGAGCCGGGTGCGCAGGTCGCGCGGGCTGTCGCCGCGGTCGATGGCGTCGAAGACGGTCAGGACCTCACCGGCGTTGACGGCACCCGCCACATCGGCGTTGCGGGCCAACGTGACGGCACCCGAGCGGAGCCGCTGCCCGAGACGGTCCAGCGGCCCGTTGGCGTCCTCATAGGCGCGCACGGCCTGCTCGATGCCAGCGAGGCTGTCCAGATCGTCCGCCGCCACCTTGGCGTTGAACGGGTCGGCCACCCACCCCTTGAGCTTTGGCGACGCCTGCACGGCCTTGTCCCGGTCCTCCAGGACGGCGCGGCGCTCGATGGCGTCGAAGTCCGCTTCCACCGTGTCAGGGGCCAGTCCGTAGCGCTTTCCCAGCAGGCCGGCCTTTGCCGACCGGTCCGGGTAGGCGCCCAGAGATCCGTAGAGGGACGCGCGGGCGGCGGTGTCCGCCTCGTCGCGCATGCCCGCCGCCAGGGCGCGATACGGGTTGTCATCCGCCGGAGCGACGGACGGAGCCGGGGAAGCCCCGGCGCCGGAGGCCATGGAGCGGGCGATGTCGGCGTATTCGTTCACTTCGCACCCATCGTCTTGCGGCGGTACAGTTCGACCACCTCGGTGTCCGTCGGATCGCGGCCCATGGCTTCCTTGAAGCCGGACCGCGCCTTGGACAGTTCAGCCTTCGGGATGTCGGAAACGGTGACGTAAAAGTCCGAGCGGCCGGCGGCCTGCGCCTCGAACTGCCGCGCCCCTTGGTCAAACCACCAACTGCGGGGAAGACGGCCCGCCACCAGCAGCTTGCGCCCGATCTCCAGCATTTCGGCATCGTTCGGCCGGCGCTGCTTTTCCGTGCGGAAGCGGTCAAGCTCCTCGGAAAGCTGGCCCTGGAACATGGCCACCGTGTTCTTTTCGCTCTCCGAGCGCTTGCCGGAGAACTTCAGCCCGGCGGCCTCGCCCTCAGCCCGCAGCAGGGACATTGCCTTTGTGACGCTGGCGGCCTTCTCGGACTCCGCCGCGTCCTTCCGGTTGATGGCCGACTGCATGTTGACGAGCTGCTGCCACTGCGTCTGCGGCAGCTTCTTGATGTACTGGCCAAGGTCCATATCGGCGAAGGCCGCCGGGTCCTGCGACGCCATGCCGGCCAGCCGGTAGTACTCGGCCTGGTTCTCCGGCGTGACCGGCACCGGCTTACCCTGCGCCTTGTGCTCCAGGTAGGTCATGACGCTGCGCTGCGTCTCGCCCGGCAGGCTGGCCCACTTGTCGTTGGGGATCTGCGCCACGGTGGTGATGGACGGATCAATGGCCATCTTCCACACCTCGTCCCGCGACCGGCGCTCCGTCTCACGGATTTGCGCCTCGTGCCGGTTGTAGGCGGTGACCAGACCGCTTTCGACCTGCTGGCGGACGTCCGGATCCTCGATGGTCTTGGCCTGATCCAGCCACGCGGAGAGCGACGGCCGGTCGGCGGAAACCGCCTGCGCCCGGCGCTGCACCTTCTCCACGTAGTCGCGCGTCTCCTTGTAGGGCAGCTTGGCCGCCCACTCGGCGTCCGTCATGCCGCCCTTGCGCGGGTCACCGATGCTGTCCAGCCACTCGCCGACCTTGGTCGGACCGGCGTTGTAGGCGGCAATCGCCAGCGTGCGGTTGCCGTCGAACTTGGTCAGCATCTTCTGGTAATAGGCCTTGCCCAGCGCCTCGTTGTAGGCGGCGTCCGTCTTGAACTTCTGCTCATCCCACGGCAGGCCGGCCGCCTGCGCCGCCTCCGGACCGGTGGCCGGCATGACCTGCCCGACGCCGACGGCGCCCGCGCTCGACGTCAGAGGCTTGCCGTCCTTGCCGAACTGCTTCCCGGCGCTTTCGGCCTGCTTCATCGCGGCCCACGTGGACTCCACGTCCGCCGCGCCGCCGTTGGAGATGTTGGCCACGATGGATTGCGCCGTGGCCTTGGCGACGCTGGTCTTCAGCCCGCGCTCCAGGCTGTCCACGGCGCCGCCCATGATGGAGCCGCGCACCGTCTCGAAATACCGCTGGGCGCCGATGGGGTCGTTGACCATGCGGTTCTGGATCACCTGGACGTGCAGGTCGGATTGCGCCTTCTCCAGCTTCAGCTTCGTGACCGACGAGTCCCAGCCGTTGCGCTCCGCCTGATCCATGATCTCGTTGCGGGCGACAATCAGCGATTGGTTGATGCGTGCCGGGTTGGAGTAGTTGGCCGCGCCGTCGGAGATGGCGTCGGTGATGCGCGCCTCGCTGGCGGTGTCCAGCCACGTCCGCCGCTCGCGGGCGACGTGCCGGCTCATGTCGTCAAGCGTGCTGTTGATGCGGGTCGCGGCCACGCCGTCGAACATGCGTCGCTGATCCGCCGTCAGATCCTTGCCGTAGGTGCCCTTCAGCGCCTCGACCTGCTTCATGGTGTCGGCGTAGCCGTCCACCGCCAGCTTGCCGGTCTTGCCGTAGAACCCCTTCTCCGGGTCGTACAGGATGCCGCGCAGCGCCGTGTTGAAGTTGACGTCCGCCTGCTTGGCCGCCGCCTCGTCGTCCTGCGCCTTCAGCTTCAGGGCCGTGCGCTCGAACTCGTTCCCGAGCTGATCGAGCCGCTGGCCGGCCGCCTGCATGCCCTGCCCGACGCCGGCGCCGAAGTCGGCGGCGGAGACGTCGATGCGCTGATAGGCGTCCGGCGCCGGCCGCGCCGCCACCTGCGGACCATTGTATTGGGCGACACGAGGCATGAATGGTGCTCCTGTCCGATCTTGCGTCTGGGGATTGCGCGTGTAGGATTGGCCTCCCCTATCGATTGGAGAGGCCCATGCGGTTCTTAGGCTTGGTGATCGTCGCGATGTGGCTGATCTACCCGCCAGCTAGGTTCGGATACGAGGGGCTTGGCGCTCAGACGGTGCTCTATTGGCTGCCGTTCTACGTTGCCTTCGGCCTGTTCCTGGAGCGGAAGAAGCTGGCCGGCGTCACGGCCGGAGTGATGCGCATCCCTGTCCACGCGATCATGGGAGCCATCATCATGTTCCCGGCCTACTTCGTCGGGACCGCGCTCGCCTGATCGGCCGCTACACCCCGCCGACCAAGCGCCCATATCCACCGCGGACACCGGACGTGTAGCCCGGCCCCCCGCTGCTTCCGAACTTCGCCCAAGAGCTTGCGGCCTGCCCGGCCCCGGTTAGCAGTGTGGAACCGGCCCCGATTGCACCAGAGGCCTGCGCCGACGAGCCGCGCATCTGGGAAAGCTGGGCGTTGGTCGCGAAGTTTTGCGACTGCACCCGGTAGCCGTAGGCCTCCCGCTCCGCGTTAGACCGGATGGTCAGGGCGTCCAGTTCGCCATACATCGCCGTGTCGCCGAGGATGTCGAGCGGCGAGCCGGAGGAGAGGTCCACGCCGTTCGCCGCCATGGCCGCACGCTGCGAGCCGAGCGCGGACTGCACCTTGAGGCGCTGCTGGCGCTCGGCCTCCTTGCCGCGATCCAGGGCGTCCTTGGCCTGCCATTCGGCCGTCTGCTGATTGTTGCGGTCCACAGCGGCCTGATACTCGGCCTGACTCTTGGCTGCGTTGCCGGACTGGATCGCGCCATAGGCGGAGACGGCCGACGCCGCGATGGTCGCGACAGCAGCCGCAGCAGCGAGCGGAACACACATGCTCACATCCCCATCGTGAAACGGTGAAACGGAACCCCGAACGGGCCGAACGGGGCCGCCGGGTGGATCAGGAAGCCAAGCCACTGAAGCCAGCGGACCGACAGCGCGTTGCGGGCGTCCACGTGGTTCTCCAGGCGCGGGCACAGCGCGAGCATTTCCGCCACATAGGCCCGGTTGCGGCGGAGGAACGGCACGGCATGGCGCTCCAGCCCCTCCGCCCCGAGCATCCACGGCGCCCCGTGCCCGCTCATCAGCGACACCGGCGAGACCCCGAAGACGCACATCGGCACGTCATCGACCAGACCGGCCCAGGCCTTCAGCGACAGGGCCAAAGACAGGCGCAGCGCCTCATCCGGACGATACCGGCCGGAGGCCCACACCTCGTCCGCATCGGCCTGCCGCAGGCGTGGCGCGAGGTCCGCGACATGCTCCGGCGTGGCCGGCACGACATTGATCCTCACGACCCCACCTCCAGCTCCGGGATCAGCGCCAGCACGGTCAGGGGCAGCGGGTCAGTCTGCCGGATGAAGACGGAGCCCTGCGCGTCGTAGCGCGGCGGGACGATGACCCGCACATCGCCGGTGACGAGCGGGATCGGCCCGCCATAGGCCGTCAGGCCCGTCGGCTTCACCTCCACCAACTGGTCCGCCGCGGGTCCGGCCCACAGGCCGCGCGAGTTCTCCACGCGGGCCGTGACGGCGCACACGCGCTTGCGCTTGCCCTGGATGGTCGGCTGCGCCTCGACGTCGAGCGTCTGCATCTCCGCGGTGATCGGCAGGCCGACATGCGCCACGCTGACCGCGTGGGGGAGCGTCACGGCGCCTCCGGCCACCACCTGCCGGGGGAACACGTTGCCGTCGCCCAGGATCGCGACCGTCTGCCCCTCCAGATGCCCGAGGCCGGAAAGCGTCTTGGTCGGCGCCCCGGCGTAGGACAGCCCGCAGTCCACGAAGAAGCAGCCCTTCACGTCGTCGAACTGCCGGGTGTGCAGCCGCTCGACGTAACGCTTGGTCACACCGTTGATGGTGCGGCGCACGACGAAGTAGACGGCATCCTCCGCGCCTTCCGAGACGACGGCGACGCTTTCGAAAACCCCGCCCACCGTGTCGTGCCGGGTCCAGGCCCACACCTGCTGTTCCCGCTCGTAGGTCAGGCACAGCAGAGCCCCGTCGGAGCGGACCGCCCAGACCAGAGAGTAAGGCGCCTGTGCGTAGGCCCATTCGGCGATCTGCTGGCCGCGAAACAAGTGGTTGGCCAGGATCGACAGATCGTTCCCGGTGTAGCTGTCGCTCTCGAACGTGTAGCCCAGATCGCGGACGATGGCGCCCTTGTCCTGGACGAACAGGCAGGTATTCCCGATGACCAGCGGCGGGACGATGCTGGCCCCGCGGTAGCCCTGCGGCTTGATGCGGATGGCGCCCGGCCCGATGGCGTCGGCCTGACTGCCGGAGTCGATGGTGAACTCTCCGCCGGCCGTCAGGGCGATCAGGCTGGTCAGCGGCACCAGATGCCGGATGGCGTTGACCTGCCGGGACGCGATGGTGACGGTCACCGCGTCGTCGTCCTTGGTCGGGGTGGAGACGTTCATGTTCCGGTAGGAGCCGGAAGCCGTCATCCAGATCGTTTGCGGGTTGGCCACGCTGTTGGCGAATACGCGCCGCTGCTCGTAGAAGGTTGCCGTGCTTGGGTAGTTGCCGGAGCCGTCGAACGGGTTGCGCGCCTCCGGCGGCGTGTCCGTCTCGTCCGGCTCGATGTTGTTGTCCTTGAAGGACGTCCCCTCCGACGTGCCGACGAAGCCGAACAGGCCGTTGCCCATCTTGTAGACGTGATACCGCTTGGCCCCTGGCACCACCGACCAACTCACCGTGTTGTAGTTGTCCCGGTACTCCACCGGGCCGTCGGACGGCTGATGCGTGTAGCGGCCCAGCGAGTAATTCGTGACGGAGGCCTCCGCCGACGCCACGCTTTCCTCCATCGTGCCGTCCGCGACGGCGGTGATCTTGTAGCGGTACGTCTCCGTCGGCAGTTCCGTGTAACTCGTGAACGGCGTGGCGGACACTGAGGCCGGCGGCGTGATGGACGGGGTGAACGCAATGTCCGAGAACGCCCACGCGGCATGGCCAGTGCGGCGCAATTCGCGCGGCGGATGGAGCCCGTGCACGAGCGTCATGACGTCGGCGGACTGGACATAGGCCAGCGTCGGCAGGTCTGCTTCGGGATAGGGCGATGCGATCTCATAGACCGCGCCGGGGGAGGCCTCGACGTACCCGCCGTCCATGATGACGCGCAGCGTGTTGTGCCCGAACTCCAGGACGTAGGTTTGATCGGTGTTGAAGGCGAAGGGGATCAAGCGGCTGCGGCGGTTGCTGTCCTTCACCTCCCCGATGAATTCGGTTCCCGGCCGGTTCGACACGCCCCCGTGCGCGTGCGCGAAGAAATTGCGGCAGAGCTTCAGGCCCACGGCGTACTTGGCGAGATCCACACGGGCGTGCAGGGACGGCGCCAGTTCGCCGCCGGCGAAACTCGGCTGGATGATGGATTGCGACATGTCAGCCCCTCGCAGCGATCCACAGGGCGTCCGGCGTCTCGTCCGGCGCGTCGGCGTTGGCGTCGTTGACCGCCGCCGTGTTGATGGCGGATTGCCACATCTGCGCGCAGCGCTGATGCAGGCTTTCCTTGCCGGTCAGGGGGATGGCCAATTCCGCGCCAAGCCCCCAAGACAGGGCCGAGGCGAAGGACGGCGGGAACAGCGCCGGGTCCGTGATGCGGGCGGTGTAGACCAGCGTCGCGCCGTCGGTGTCGGCGAGCAGGTCCCGACCTTCGATCCGGAAGGAGGCGCGGCGCTCCGTGCGCGTCCCCGTCTCCAGGAAGCGCGGGGCGATGCAGTCCGACGGCAACGCGTAGCGATGGGACCAACCCCCCGGTGGCGTGCCGAGATCAGCGAGCGCCACCCGCTTGCGGGCGAAGACCCAATCATGAGCTTCCAGCGTCGCGTCGCGAGCCTGGTCGAACAGCAGCTTGCAGTGCAGCGCCTCCGTGCTGGCCTCGTTCAGGGAGGTGATGGAGCTGCGCGTGCCGATGCGGCTCAGCGCCATGTTGCTGATCGAGACGACGGAGGCGGGCATTTCTCACTCCTGAAATGGGAAGGGCGCCGAAGCGCCCCGCCCTGTCACTTCGCGGCCGGGCCACCCTTGGCGTGGGCCGGCTTCTCGGCCTCGACCTTGGCCATCCACTCATCCGAGAACTGCTTCTCGTCGGTGATGGCGAAGGTCTCGCCGCGCTCGATGATGCGGCCACCGAAGTAGCCGCGCTGGGTCGCCTTGACCTGCATGCGTCACCCGTTGGTCTGGATGCCGGGGACGGCGCCTGCGGTGATCTTGCCGGCCGTGGCGTTGGAGCCGCCCACCGTATAGTTCAGGCGCACGTAGCGCTCGTCGGTGCCGCGGGGGAAGGCATCGATGCTGAACTGCTTGCCGGCCGTCAGGTTGGCCGCAGCGATGGCACCGGTGGTGGCCACCGTCTTCGGCGAGGAGAACGCGGCGTTGTCGTCCACCTGCACGTCGATGGTCAGGCTGGTCAGGGTGGCGAAGGTCTCGACCACCTGGAGCAGCAGAGGCACCTTGCAGCCCTTGCCGAGGTCGCGGGGCAGGGCGGCGGCGGCGCCATAGACGGTGCCGGCGGCGCCGAGGTCGATCACGTTGGTGGAGGCCGCCGTGGCGGTGATCGCCTGGGCGTCCGACAGAAGGGACTGCTTATCGAGGATCATCGGGTCTTACTCCGGAGAGAGGCGGGGGAGGGGCGTGGTCGTTAGACCAC